CTAAGATAGAAGCGAATCGGTTGAAGTATGATGAGATAATGAATGACATGTATGGAGTAAGCTCAGTCGTGATGAAGGATGTTATTATCGAGAATGCCGGTGACCCAAGTCATGTATGGGATCACTATCTGGTAGAAAAGAAGGATGAGCTTTTGTTGGAGAGAGCTGCATTGTTGTACGATACAGTGATTGTTAACAAAGTGCTGAATAATATCACTGACGGTGAAGTTGTCGATATGATTACAGAGTGTTACATTAACAGAAACAAAAAGCATGATGCTATAGCACATGATCATAATCGAAGTAAAGGAAAAATGTACCGCGATATGAATGAAGAAATTTTGAAAATTTTAAAATAATGGAACTCAGTTCTACGTTTTCCGTGGTATTATGATAGCATGGAAAGAACAGGAAGATACTCCTTGTTCAAAAAAACGGCCTGCGATGTAAGTGTACGCACGCATCGCTAAACAACCTTTCCTAAAGGTGATTGTTCGTACAAATAA